GTAACAGGTGATGTATCTACCTCCCTGTGCATCCCCAAGGGAGAATGGGTAGCTATGGACTCCCCCACCCAGGTGACCGTCTCAGTGGTCCCTGGGGATACCCTCTCAGATGCCTCCCCTAGCTAGGGTCCTTCCCCTCCCTAGCTCGGGGAGGGCTTACCATGTAATACCATGTAATACCGGACCAATGTAATACCGAAGGGATGATGTAATATGCCAGGTACTCGGCCTAAGCCTGGTGGGAAGCCTGATAAGAGGATCAAGGGCAATGGTGGTAGGAAGCCTGGTCCTAAGCGAGGCTCCCACAACAAGTGATGTAATATGGCTTGGGATGGAAGCAGGAAGTATCGCTTGCCTCCTGACTGGGCCAAGCGAAGGAAGCTCGTGGCACTGCTAGCTAATGGCCGTTGCCAGGCCGAGGTGCACGAGCCTGACTGTCCAGGATACGGCTCCGAGTGCGACCACATCCATCGGGGCGACGACCACTCGATCAACAATCTGCAGTGGCTTTCTGTGCAGTGCCACAAGGCGAAGACGCAGCGCGAGCACCCCACGCAGCAGCGGAAGCGTCCACCAACTCAGCACCCGTAGCTACCCAGGGGGACCACCCTCCCCCCACCCTCTCTGCGACGAGTCGGCGGCCTAGAGCCAGCCGATCTGTATACTTCTCGAACTACCAACCGGAAGCAGGCATCATGATCATTCTCGGCATCATCCTCATCGTCCTCGGGCTCGTGGTCGCCGAGCTCCACCTGCTCCTGTGGATCGGGCTGGTGCTGCTGGTACTTGGCCTCATCCTGAACTTCGTGCCGCTCGGCGGTGGCACGCACCGTCTCTGGTGACTCGGCGTGACCTACGGATCGCGCTAGCCTTCGTGCTCACGCTGGTCGCCGTCGCCGTACTCGGCGTCGCCTTGTCGATCCTGGGAGGTTCCTGATGCCACTGCCTGGCCGTCCTCAGAAGCCACCCGGCCAGGCGGTCAATCGCGTCCCCAAGGTCCACGACTGGATCGAGATCCCGAAGGTTCGCTACTCGGGCGCTCCGCGGATGCCGGCCAAGAACGCGAAGGGCGAGCCCTGGCACCCCTGGGCGAAGCGGTGGTACAAGGCGATCTCCACCATGCCGCACTGCGTCCTCTGGGACAACGAGGACTGGGAGTTCTTCCTCGCCACCCTCAACGTCGTGGACAAGTTCCACCAGGGCGATACGGGCTCGGCGACCGAGCTCCGGAATCGCGAGAAGATCATGGGCGTCACCTACGACTCGCGGCTCGGGCTGCGTATCCGGTACATCGACCCGCCGACCGAGCAGCCGGCTGACGTCTCGAGCCTCGATGACTACCGAGCTCTCTGAGGCGACGGTCTCCGACCTCCTCCTGCCCGGATACCGGATTCACCCGGCGACCGGCGCGTGGTGTAGCCTCCCATGGCCGACCGACGACGAGGCGAAGTCGAAGATCATCCGCTCGTCCCTCGGACCGAGCCTGATCGCGTGGGCTGAGGGTCGCTCGGGCGAGCCCGGACTCACGGACTACCTGACGGGCCGACCGCTGGAGTTGACCGACGGCCAGAAGCGGTTCTACATCCTCTGGTACCACGTCGGGCGCGACGGGCGGTTCACCTACCGCTCGGGCGTGAAGCGTGGCGCCAAGGGCACCGGCAAGGACCCGATGGGCGCGATGTTCTGCGACATGGAGCTCTGTGGGCCGGTGGAGCTCTACGACTGGGACGACAAGACCGGGACGCCGATCGGGCGTCGCCGTATGCTCCCGCTCGTCCAGATCATGAGCAACTCCGAGGCGCAGAGCAAGGACGTGCTCCGGATCGCCAACGCGATGTGGAACCAGGAAGCTCGGGACTGGTACTCGCTGGACTGCGGGGAGACCCGGACCATCGTGAAGACCGGTGGCCGGCTGGAGGTGCCGACCTCGTCCGAGGCGAGCGCCGAGGGCGACCCCGCCACCGCGATCTTCCTGAACGAGACGCACCACATGACAGCGGGCTCGGGCGGGCACCGCATCGCCCAGGTAGCGCGCCGGAACGTCGGGAAGTCGCCGAGGAGCATCCAGGCGCGAGTCCTCGAAGCGACCAACGCGCACCAGCAGGGTATGGACTCGGCAGCCGAGCGGTCGTTCCAGGCCTGGCAGCACCAGCTGTCCCGGAACTACTCGGGGCGACGCGACATCCTGTACGACAGCATCGAGGCACCGCCGAACACGGACATCATGACCGAGCATGGCCGGATGCGCGGGCTGCGCGCTGCGTACATGGATGCCGAGTGGGCCGACCTGGAGCGTATCTCCCAGGAGATGGTCGACCAGCGGACGAGCGTCGCCGACATGATCCGCTACTACCTGAACGGGCTCGCGACCGAGGAGGACGCGTGGGTTGCGCCTCCCGCGTGGGACGCGCTCTCCGCACCCGGCACCGTCGTCGCCGACGGCGACCGGATCGCCATGTTCCTCGACTGCTCGAAGTCCACGGACGCCACAGGGCTCGTCGCCTGCCGGCTGGACGACATGTTCGTGTTCCAGCTAGGCATCTGGCAGCGACCCCGAGGCGAGCGCGGCCATGGGTGGCTCGCACCCCGCGAGGAAGTGGACGCCGAGGTACGGGCGGCGATGGCACGCTACGATGTTGTCTGGCTCGGGGTGGACCCGTCGCCGGCAAAGGATGACAGCGACGAAGCGCTCTACTGGATGCAGGCCATCGACCGGTGGCACCGAGACTTCAAGGACCAGCTGCCGCTCTGGGCGACACCCGGCGCGGTGATCGGCAACTCCGTCCTGTTCGACATGCGTATGTCGCAGCAGGGTGGCCTCAAACGGAACGCGGCGTTCACGATGGCCGCTGAGATGGTGGCGAAGTGGATCGACGAGGAAGGGCTCGACGGTCCGTTGCGCCACGACGGCTCGGCGGAGCTCCGGACGCACGTCCACAACGCGAGGCGGCGACCCAATCAGTGGGGCGTCACGCTGGGCAAGGTCACACGCGACTCGAACAAGCTCGTGGACCTCGCGGTCTGCATGGTGGGTGCCGTTATGGGCGCTCGGGAAGCACTGAATTCAGGGAAGCTAAGACCGAAGCGTGGGCCCACTCGGGTCATCGTCCTATCGTGAGGGAGCCGCAGTGACCGTTCAACTGCTGAGCCCTCCTCCCGTCGGCTCGCCACCCGCGTTCCTTACCCTCGGAGAGCTCGACGCCGACGAGGAGCGCACCCGGCAGGCGCTCGTCTCGCAGCTACGGCGTGCACAGCTGAAGAACGTGCGGCAGACAGCGTTCTATGAGGGCTCGCGCCGAGTGCGCGACCTCGGGATCGCTATCCCGCCGCACCTCACCCAGCTGGAGTCGGTCGCGGGCTGGCCGGAGATCATCGTGGACGTCATCGACGAGCGCATGAACTGGCTCGGCTGGCGCGAGCGGTCCGACCTCGGGCTGCAGAAGGTCTACGACGACAACCACCTCGACATAGAGGTCGGCCAGTCGGTCCTCAATAGCCTCATCCACGGCCTCGCGTTCATCTCTGTGGGTACGGGCGGGGACGACGAGCCCGAGGTCCTTGTGCGGTCCGAGAGCTCGAACCGCGTGACCGGTGTGTGGGACGCTCGCGTCCGCCGGCTGAAGGTCGCGCTCGTCGAGACGCAGGACTCGCGGGGCGACCTCTCCGGCTGGAAGCTGTACAAGCCTGACCAGACCGTTACCGCCGAGCGCCGGAACGGGCGGCTCGTCGTCGTCGACCGGGACGAGCATGACCGAGGGCGGGTGCCGATCGCGGTGCTCCTGAACCGGCCATGGTCGGAGCGCGCCTACGGGCGGTCCGAGATCACGAAGGCTGTGCGGTCGTTCACCGAGTCGGGCATGCGCACGCTCCTGGGCATGGAAGTCGCTCGGGAGTTCTACGGCGCTCCGCAGCGCTACCTGATGGGAGCCGACGAGCGCATGTTCGTCGACCAGGACGGCAACAAGAAGAGCATGTGGGACGCGGTACTCGGCAAGATGCTCGCCATGCCGCGAGACGCGGCTGGAGACGTCCCGGTGGCGGGCGAGTTCTCCGCAGCCAACCCGCTCCCCTTCACCGAGATCCTGCGCGTCCTCTCACAGATGATCTCAGCGTCCTCAGGCGTCCCCTCAACGCACCTGGGATTCACAACCGACAACCCGGCCTCCGCGGACGCCATCGCACGCGCAGATGGGCGTCTAGACCGCCGAGCCTCGCGGCGTGGCCGCATGTACAACCTCGGGCTGGACGAGCTAGGCGAGCTCATCGTCCTCTGGCGCGACGGCTCGCTCCCGGAGACAGGCCTCGCCCGCTCGTGGTGGGCCGACCCCGCGAGCCCGACCCCGGCCGCTACGGCGGACGAGGTCGTGAAGCTCACGGCTGCCATGGTCAACGGCGTGCCGATCATGCCTCTCCGGATGGCGCGGGAGCGGCTCGGGTGGGACGCCGAGCAGATCCGGCGTGCCGAGGAGATGGACGAGGAGGCTCCGGTCGATCCGATGACGGTCCTGAATGCCACGCTGAACGGCCAGGCAGCCGGTTTGCCGGCCACGGCGACCGCTGCGGCTCCCTCGGTGCCGGCAACCGCTCCAGCGGCCTCAAATGGCCGTCAGGCCTGACACCAAGGAGTACCAAGCTCAGCTTGTTGCTCTGCGGGCGCTGACCTACCGGGACACCCAGACCGTCTGGTCGCTGCTCGACATGGATCGGCTGGACGAGTCATTCCCCAAGTACGCTGCCGCAGCCGTCGCGCTCGTCCGCCTACGGCGAGCCATCACCGTCTCGCTCGCCCGAGACTACTGGAAGAACCTGCGGCGAGCCTCGGGCATCACGGGCGAAATGCCCGTCGTCCCCTCGGTCGAGCTCCCGACCCTCGCGCTGATCTCGAGCCTCCGGATCGTCGGGCCGGTCAGCATCAAGACCGCGATGACCCACAACGTCCGGATCGAGAAGGCGAGCCGCGACGCGCTCGTCCGCACGATGGGCGTCATCGACCGCCACATCAACAACGGCGGGCGGGACTGGCTGATGGCCGCGACCGAGGCGGACCCCGAGGCGACCGGCTGGAAGCGGCGGACCCTCGGGACGTGTGGCTACTGCCAGGACCTAGAGGGCTCGGGCGGCGCGTTCCACGCGCACGACCACTGCGGCTGCGTCCCCGAGCCGCAGTTCAAGCTCGGCGCGGCTCGGGCGTTCAAGCCGGTAGATCCGAGCCAGATCGGTTGGCGCTTCTCCGGTATGCCCGGTTCCGTCGGATCTGAGATCGCCAAGAACGCGCCCGCCTTCGACCAGAATGCCTACAGGGCAGTCGAAGACTTCTATAGCTTCGGGAAGAAGATGAGCCCGGAGGCCATCCAGGAGGCTTCGCTGCTGTATTACGGAGGAAATGGGTACAGGACCCTCAACCCTGCCCGCCGAGGCCAGAACACAGACATGTACGGCTTCAGTGAGGCAGACAATGCTGCGCGGCGAGAACGGCTTGGTATCATTGAACAGGGTTTGCGCGATACGTTCGCCCGCGATTCGTTCGAGCTTCAGCAGGACGCGGTCTTCTTCCGGGGCAGTTTCATTGATGAAGAAGACTTTGAGCTCGGCTTCATCTCGGACCCCGCCTGGGTGTCCATGTCGCTCTCGCGGACGGTCGCTGCTGGTTTCGCCGACGAGCCTGACACGTGGCACATGACAGTCAAGGTGCCCAAGGGGACCCCGTTACTCGCGGTCGGCGCGCAGGAGCAGGAAGTGTTGCTGGACGGCGCTGCGTTCTGGATCGAGGCGTGGGACGAGGAAGCGCGTACCGTTACGCTTATCCTGCAAGGTACCCACGGAGGAGAGGTATGAGCGACAAGAACGCGAAGGAGCGAATCGGTAAGGACTTCGTGCCGATCCCCACTCGCACGCTCGCCGAAGCCATCGCTGCTGCGACCCCGCCTCCACTTCCACCGAGGCGTCCCGTGAAGGCCGACCGGGGCAACTAGCTTCCCACCCGCTAAGGTGGGCTGAGCGCAACGTCCGCGCATAAGGACGGGCAACAACCTGACGAGGTACGGAGACCCAATGACCACACCCACAGTCGATGCCGGCCAGCCGGCTGACACCAAGCAGGACGGCGGAGCGCCGGCAACCTTCACACAGGAGGAAGTCGACGCGATGATCGCCTCGCGGGCTAAGCGAGTCGCCCAGCAGCAGTACGGCGACTACAACGACCTGAAGGCGAAGGCCGAGCAGTTCGACAAGCAGCAGGAAGCCAACGCGTCCGATCTCGAGAAGGCCACCAAGGCGGCTCGGGACGAGGGACGCGCCGAGGCTACCCAGCAGTTCAACGGGATCCTGATCAATGCCGAAGCTCGGGCTATGGCCGCTGCGGCTCGCTTCCGCAACCCGGAAGTGGCCGTCCGTGCCATCGACCTCGCGGGTGTACGGGTCGGGACCGACGGCAAGGTAGACCAGGCAGCGATCACCTCGCTGTTAGCCGACCTCGCGAAGTCGGACCCCTACCTGGTGGACGACGGGCAGCCTGCACCGCCCGCTCGGCCCAAGGTCGACTCGGCGCAGGGTCAGCAGCGTCAACCGATTCCTCGTGGCCAGCAAGGCATCGAGGAAGCACGCAAGCGGTTCGGCACCACTCAGCAGTAGGCGGTTCGGGAACAGCCGACCGCGTCCATCCCTCGAAGGAGACCCACCCATGACCGATATCACGGTCACCGCAACGGGCTCTTACCAGGCGGAGAAGCGGGACTGGCTCTTGAGCCAGCACGGCACCGAGCCTGGCACGAACCCCGGCATCACCCTCGATTTCTCTCTGTTCACAGCAGCCACCCACTTCCCGAATGGGTACATCCCGTCCGGGACGGCGATCTCGCCCGCTGGCGGACCGTACTCGGGGACGGGCGCTTGCGCCGGTCTCACGTTCGGCTCCATCAAGGCAGCCGCCACCGGCAAGGCGGGCGTCGCGCTGGTCGTTCACGGCTTCGTGAAGTCCACGCGTCTTCCGTTCCAGGCGGGCACCGGCTCGCTCGGCGCTGGCGGCGCGGCTGCGCTCCCGAACATCATCTTCTCTACGACTGCCGACTAGGAGGCTGAACAATGGCTCTCGTCTTCGACGGTCCAGTAACCCCCGACGACCTCACCGCATTCGTGCGCGAGGTTCCCACTCCGGCCGAGCAGGTCCTGAATAGGATCCTGCCCGACCAGACCAAGAGCTCCAACACGATCGACATCTCCGAGCTCACCCGGACCAACCGCACGGCTCGGTTCCGGGCGTTCGACGCTCGGCTGCACGTCTCGCAGCGCGACGTGGCGACTACTCGCCAGGTCAAGCTGCCTCCGCTGTCGTCCTCGCTGAGTGTCGGCGAGCTCGAACGCCTCAACCTGGAGTTCGCCCGTCTCGGCGGTACGAACAACCAGGCGATCATCGAGGCGATCTACGACGACGCCACCATCCTCACGCGGGAGATCCGCAACCGGATGGAGCTCGCCCGAGGAGACGTCCTCACGGACGGTAAGTTCACCCTCGCGGGCGAGGGTCAGCTCACGATGGAGGCCGACTACGGCGTGCCCGCTGGGCACATCGTTTCTCCGGGTACTCCCTGGAGCACGGTCGCATCGGCCACCCCGATCGCGAACCTGACGACGTGGGTCAACACCTACATCGCCACCAACGGC